TTAAATAATGCTAAATTGGAATTGCAAATAGCAGAGCAAAACTTCAATAATGCTGAACCGGAGTTTATAGATGTAGCAGTTTTTGAAGTAACTAGTGCTAGATTAAAATATGATGCTTTAATAAAACGATACAAAAAGGCTGTGTTGTTAAATGCATTAAACACACATCAAAAAACTAAAAGTATATAAAAGGAGTGTTATATGCTAAAGAAATGTATTGCGGCTATATTAGTAATAATTAGTTTATGGTTAACTGCGACACTTTTAACAAAAGAACCTGTGGTAAAACCACAAGTAAAACAAGTAATACCAACAACGGTGATTGAAATTGAACCACAGGTTAATACTTCTGAATCAATACAGGAATTTGTACCTGTACGCACAATGCGTATGGAAGCGACAGCATATTGTTTAACTACACCTACAGCCACAGGCACTATACCTGCTGTTGGTACTGTGGCGGTAGACCCTAAAGTAATACCCTTATACACAAAACTGTATGTTGTCGGCTATGGTGATGCTGTCGCATTAGATACTGGAGGTGATATAAAAGGCAATAGAATTGATTTGTGGTTTGCAACAGAACAGGAAGCTATATCCTTCGGCAGAAGGATGGTTACAGTAATTATTAAAGAGTAAAAATTTAAGTTGCTTTGGGTATTTCCTTGTGTTACACTTAGTCTATACTAATCTACAATAATCTGCAATAGTCGGAGGTGGTTAGTAATTAGTGGAGAAAATCTACAAAAACTTACTGAAGCACAAAAAGCAGGTATAGACTTTTTATTGCAAACTAAACGTGCATTGCTTGCAGATGACATAGGTTTTGGTAAAACTGCACAAGCATCTGTAGCAGCGTCATTAACTAATGCCCCACAGGTATTGGTAATAACTAAGAAGTCGTTATTATGGCAGTGGTGCAAAGAAATAACTTATTGGACAGGCCATAGTGTTCAGGAATATACAACAAGGAGTAAAAGTATTCCTGAAACAAAATTTGTAGTAACTAATTATGATACGGTTGTTCGTCGAATAGATGAACTGCTTGCTAAAAAATTTAAAGTGATTATTTTAGATGAAGCCACAGCCATAAAAAACCGCAAAACTATACGCAGTAAAACAGTAAAAAAGCTGGCTAAGCCAGCCGAATATGTGTTTGCCTTAACAGGTACGCCAATAAGCAATCAACCAGCGGAATTATGGCACATATTGCATACACTTAATCCTAAAGGTTTTGCTAGTTATTGGCGTTTTATTAATGAATATTGCGATGTAGTTGTAGAAAAATATGGTAAGCGTAGCTTTAGTAAAATTGTAGGCATTAAAGACACAAACAGTTTAGCTAAGGTGCTTGAACCTATTATGCTACGCAGAACCATAGACTCACTTAATTTACCAGAACCTGTGGAAGAAGCTGTGTACTTGCAGTTAACACCGCTGCAGCATAAGTTATACAAGCAGATGGAGGAAACCTTTATGACATGGGTTAATTCTCCAGAAGCTGAAGAATTAAGCGGTGTAGTATTTGCAAGAAATGCTTTAGCTAAAACAATTAGGCTAAGGCAAATAGCTTGTTCGCCTGCTTTGATTGGTGATAAGGATGAAAGCTGTAAAACAGAAGCAGTTATGGATTTAGTAGACGCAATAGCACCATTTGAAAAAATTATTATATTTACTAATTTTAAGAATTATGCAAATATTCTTGCAAAAAAGCTGGCAGATTTTAAACCTGTGGTAATTACTGGTGCAGTCAACGATGCAGGCAGAGCAAAGGCACAACAAACATTTTTAGAAGATGATGAGTGTAGAGTCATGATCTGTACTATCATGGCTGCGTCTGAAGGATTAAATTTGCAGGTGGCATCTACAATTATATTTACTGACTTAGATTATGTGCCTGCAAATATTAGACAAGCGGTAGGTAGAGCCTATCGCAGAGGACAAACTAAAGTAGTTAAAATTATTAAATTAGTTTGTTCCGGTACAGTTGAAGAAAGTGTGCTAAATATACTAGAGCATAAAGAAACAGTGTTATCTGATATGGAATATGTAAATTTATTAATTAAAGACATGCGTAATAAATAAAGAAAGGGTGGTATATTTTGAAGGAACCTAAATTGGTGTATACAGTTGCGGAGGTAGCTGAATTACTTAGTATTTCAGAAACAAGTGTACGCAGATTAATAGCAAAAGGTGTATTACGTAAAGTTGATTGGTCGCTAGAAGCTACTAGAATTCTTGCACAAGATGTGCATAAGTTAGTTGAAAAGAGAAAGGTTGATGATAAAAATGACCAGTGATGGTAATGTCATTACTATAACCATTCGTCGAAATGGTGTTATTGACGATATAAATGATACTGTAATTGATTGCAATAAATACCTTACAGCAGCATTAACAGATAAAAATGAATTTATATTAACAGCTTTTTGCGATAAAACGTTTATAGAAAATATAATTGCTAGATTACAGGTAGTGCTTCTTACGCAATTATGCAACTACGATTTAGGTGAAATGCTAGCATCTTTGTATGCTATAGAAAGTGCTTTTAGTAACTTCCTGAACGAGCAAGCTGATGAAGGTTTTATCATAGAAATAGACGGAGGTGAAGAAGTGTGCTAACTGTTAGTGCGTCAATGCTTAGTACCTATAAAGTATGCCCTAGATTGTACTATTTCAGATACATTGAAAATCTTGTACCAGCATCTATGGATGAAAAATTAGTAGCAGGCTCAGGTATGCACATAGGAATTGCAGCCTATTATAAAAACAATATGGATAGAAATATAGCATTTGACTATTTAACTGCTTGGAAAAACCTGCTGTGGGAAAAGTACCATGCTTTACCATTAGTAGCACAAACGGATGAGCAGGCAAATGAAATAAGCGATGCTGTGGATATGAGTTATAAATTACTTGAATATTATTTAGATTTTGCTCAAGTTAACGATGCATTTAAAGTAAACGCTATTGAGCAAGATTTTGAAGTACCTGTGTGGAAACCGGATAATAAAGTCATGCGCGGTGTACGATTTAAAGGTACATTTGACGGTATTGTTACAGATCACAACAACAATGTGTGGTTACTGGAGCATAAATCCGCTGCATCTTTTCCACAGGATATAGTGCTGCAATTAGACCATCAAGCCAATTACTATTATTTAGCGGCAACTCAATTATTAGGTAAACCTAGAGGTATTCTATACAATGTGGTGCGTAAAATTAAACGACCTAATCAAGTAAAAGACGATATAGTTAAACGCATTTCGGTTATCCGTAATGAAGATGAATTATTAGCTATCAAAAATGATTTGTACTACACTGTGCAAAATCTTAAAAAAGATATGCCTATTATGCAGCACAAGTTTTGTGCAGGTCTGCACTGCACATGGCGTTGCAGCTATACAAGCCTTTGTACTGCTATGAACGCAGGTATGGATTGGCGGTATATAGCTGAAGCAAAGTATGTAGTAGAACCTGAGCGTGAGTCTTGGGAGGACAAGCTTAACGCTGTGGCTAAGCGTATTACAGAACAAAGAGTTTTAAAGGAAATTAATGAAGGGGGTAAGTCATATGAGTAAACTAACAACAGATACTAAAACAGCTCATAAGAAAATAATATCTTTAACAGAAAGACCATCGTATATTAAGGGCTTGATATATGCTGATGCTGGTAAAGGTAAAAGCTGGTTAGCTGCGACTGCACCTAAACCTTTAATTTTACTGGGTGAAGCTGATGTAACAATAGCTACCCTTAAAGCGTTACAAAAAACCAAAGGCATTGTTCCAGATATTTGGGAAATTAATTCTTTAGACGATATAGCAGAAGCATATGAATTTTTATGTAACGGTAATCATGATTACGAAACCGTTGTAATTGACGGTTTAACAGATATTAACAGCAGAATTAAACGTGCTGCTGTGGAACACGCTGTATCTAAAAGAGATACGCATGACCCAGATATTCTTGAACAAAGCGACTGGAATCGTGTTGGCGAAAAAATGCGTAATTTAGTACGCAGTTTTAGAGATTTGCCGATGCACGTCATCATGACAGCACTAGTTATGGATATTAGATCAGAAATGATGTACGCACCTTTTGTGCAACCTAAAAATTTAGCACTAGAGTTACCAGCATACTTTAACTTTGTGGCATTACTTGATGCAGATACCGATGCTGATGGTGTTGTTACACGCAGGTTGTATGTGCAACCATCTGATAGATATGTATCTAAAAATCCAAGTGGTGCTTTAGACCCAATAGAGTACAATCCTGATTTGGGAGTTTTGTTTCCAAAAATTCTTGCAGCAATTTAAAGGGGGTGCGCTTATAGAGAGGTTGTTGGGTGTATTTAATTAAATCAGTAACAGATTATTAAAATTTATTAAAGGAGGAAGATAATTATGCCAAAATTAAATTTATCTTTTAGTGATTATGATGGAGATTTAAATGTAGGTAAATTTGAGCCTGTACCAAAAGGTATATATGAAGTAACTATTGATGCTTCTTGGTCAGATGAGATCCGCACTAGTCAAAATGGTACACAGTACATCAGTTTATGCTTTGTCATTAACGATGGTGAGTATGCTAATCGTAAAATTTTCGACAATTTTATGATTGAAGGTAAAGGTATTTGGAAGTTAGGCAAACTGCTTGTAGCTATAGATATGCTTGATCCAGCCAATCCCAGTGATGTAAGAATCGATACTAGAGATTTGCATGACAAAGTCTTAAAAGTTAGAGTTGACCAAAGAGAATATAATGGTGAAATAAAGAATGAGATTAAGGACTTCTTACCTTTATCTGCTAAAGATACTAGCAATAATACTAGGAAAGGTAAATTAGCGTTCTAATGAATAATCCAGTAATACTAGCATTAGATCCAGGAGTTACTACAGGTTATATACTGGCGTCAGAACCGCTTACTTATATCGAGTGTGGTGAGGTCGTTAATTTCAACGACCTCCTGCCTGTTTTAAATAAAGCAGATAAGGTAATTATAGAGTCCTTCACATTATATCCTTGGAAGGCACAGCAACAAGCATTTTCAAACATACCGTCTGCAGAAATTATTGGTCGTATTAAGGAATGGTGCAGTATAAACGGTGTGGAAGTGGTAGAGCAACAGCCATCAAAACGGATAGTTGCTACTGATAAACTATTAAAAGCCACAGGTGTGTGGCAATTTACGCGAGGCAAAAAACACGCACGAGATGCCGCAAGACACTTACTAGCGTACTATTTAAACAATGGCGATGAAACAGTATTACGTTCCTTGTGGCAAGCCATTGTAACATACAAAGAATCTAATGAGTTTGATAAAGTGGAATAATCTTATTTTGAATAATAAAAAATTAGTGAGGTGTCATATTAATGAGCAGATGTATAGCATTTACACCATCAGACGATAAAATAGTGATTTGGTATGATGTGCAAAGCATAATACTAGAACCGGCAGTAAACAGGCAAGGATACGTTGTACGCATACAAAGAGCAGGCACTACACAATCAGAGGCAGTGTTTAACAATCTTACTAAAGAACAAATGGCAATACTGTTTAAACAGTTGGCGTCATGGGAGAACGACAACGCAAAGGGTATGTTTATTTTAAAAGTACCACAAACAACTCCTGCGGAAATAAAGCAATCTGATGGAGGTATTACGTCAAATGAA